AAGAACGATCACGTGGTAAACCTAATCTTATATCAAAACCACCAATACGAACTCCACCTCTTAATATGGCCATTACAATGATCTCCTTGAAGCTGCATATACACCAGCAGCAGGTCTCTTTTGAAATTGTTGTACTGGTAAATAACAAGCAATAGCGGCCTGTGATAAATCAATTCTTAAAAAACTTGATCTAACGTGTTTGTACAAATACTTTTTGATTGTTGGTTTTACAAGTGGTATATTTTTTACCCTTGACCAACTTACATCAAATCTTGCTGTGTCTATTTTAGGACTTGTTGCATATCTTTGCATATTTTCTAATAATTGTAATCGTAGTAATGGTGGTAAATAATGAAAGTTTAAACCACTAAAACCACCTTTAATTCCTTCTAATGGTAATACAAGAGGAAACGTATCGTAATATGGTAACGTTTCTTTATACTTTGGGTCATAAAAGAATAAATTTAATAACCCTAAATTTGGTCGTGCAGTTAATTTGCCTTGTGACATTAACTTATTGGCACTAATCTTTTGGCCAATAGATTGTACAGCATTCTTATACCAACTTGCTGACTTTGTAGTATCGCCTTGTTTATTAGCTAATTTATCTAGTATTGAAACCATTGTCTATATTTATATTAACTATAGACACCTATGTCTTTTTCAGTAAAGATTTTAAACTCTAAATCGTTGCCTTCACAATACACTTTAGCGGCTTGCCATTTAGCTTGGTTCTTTATATATTCTAATTGTTCATTCATATAGTATCTGCCTTGTTTTTTTGGTTTCTTAGGTGGAAAACACTGGCGATATGGTTTTATTTCAACCATATATTTCTTACCTGTTTTTAACTTGAATATAAAATCAGGATAGTATCTATGAATACGATAATCAATAGGTGAACGATAGATAATAGGTATTTCTTCACTAGCCCAAAACTCAACAGCATCATTTTTATCCAAATACACCATCATACGTCTTTCTAATAATGAACGATATACTATTCTATTTGGGTCACCAGCGTACTTTTTAGGGTGTGTAGGTTTGTAAATTCCTTTATAACTTGTTCTCATATCACATATAAATATTACTATTAATCATATAAGGTATTTATCGTGTTAGGAAAGATAGCTTCCATAGTACAACAGAACTTAGGCAATTTATCAGGTGGTATTTCAGGATTGGTTGACAGTGTAAAAAACAGTGCTCAAACAAATGCTGCCGCTGCTAAGATATTAAATAAATCGCCATTAGAAATTTCAGATACTTCACCTACACAACATCTAAAACAAAATCCATATGAATATGGTACAGTTTATTATCCATCAGACGTATCAAATTTAGGCACTGGCCATTATATGATATTTGATATAGTAATGAACAAACATTCAACATTTCAAAATTCATCTTTTTCTGGCAATAAAATAAATGTAAACAAAGCAAACAAAGTTGGTGAAAATAGATTAGAAACTTTTGGTAAAAAATTAGGTATTGTTGGGTTGCAGACTAACGCAAGTAGAATTACACAAATAAAAGAAAATGGTATTTCATCAGATAGGTTGACTAAAGTCAGCTCAGGTATAAATGCTAAAAATCCTACACACACTTATGTATCAGATTCAGTTATACTTTATACGCCACCACAAGTTAAAACAACTTACGCTACTAACTATGACCAAGCAGAAACAGGTATGGCCGCTGGGTTTATGGGCGTAAAAAGTTTTGGCGATGCCTTAAAAGCATTCGGTGGAGGTGGAGGTGCATTAGGTTTAGAAGCATTAAATGCGGTAACATCTTTAATACCTGGCGGTGGTGATGCCAAGGCTGTATTTACAAAGACAACAGGCAGAGCAATTAATCCAAATATAGAAATGGTATTTAAATCTGTACCTATGAGAGAATTTACATTTACATATGAATTTTCTCCAAGAAATCAAAAAGAATTAGATAGTATAACTAAAATAATTAATCTATTCAAATTTCATATGCAACCTGAATTAGGATTAACAAACTTTTTTGTTGTGCCATCAGAATTTCAAATAACTTATATGTACCTTGAAAACAGAAACTCATACATTCCTAAAATATCTAGGTGTGTATTAAAAAATTTAGAATTAGATCAATCACCAGAAGGTGTGTTTACAACTTTTGCCGCTGATGAAAAGGGCGCTGCTCCTGTATTAAGTAAAATGACATTAACTTTTGCTGAAACAGAAATTATGACTAAACAAAAAATTGCTGAAGGCTTCTAATGTATTTTTCATATTTTCCAAAAGGTTATTACGATTTAAAAAATGATGGCAATTTAAAATTAGTTACTGATCTAATGCGTAGAGTAAAGATTAGATCAAAAATAATTAACGAAGTTAGTTTATATGATCTATATGACTTACAAGATGGTGATAGTCCTGAAACTATAGCATTTAAACATTTTGGTGATAGTAAATTACATTGGGTTATATTATTAACAAACAATATCAGTGATAGATATTATGACTGGCCACTAACAACAAACGAATTTGAAAATTATTTAAATGAAAAATATACAAATCCTGATGGCATCCATCATTATGAAATAGCTCAATCGAGTGGACCCACAACATCTTCAGATGATTCACATTTAATAGAGGTGAATAGTACAACACCTAATGCTGTATCAATCAGTAATAGAGAGTATGAAGAAAGATTACAAAATGTTAAAAGACAAATTAAATTATTAAATACAGCATATCTAAATGTATTCATAGAGGAATTTCAGGATTTAATTAGTGGATAATTATGTACAGTGCTATTGATACAACGGCTTTAAAAAGACCTGGTGATTTTAGTTTATCAGACGTTATATTAACTTCATATCAAAGTGAAGGAGTTAATTCAAATCCTAAAAAAATATCTGTTACCACACTTGTAACTGAATTAAACATTTACGAGAGTATTCATAACAAAACATTATCAGGCAGTCTAGTATTAATTGATGCTACAAACGTTGTTGCTGCTTTACCTCTAACAGGTTTTGAAAGAATAGAATTTAGATTATTTACACCATCAATATCCAGAGGTTTTGATTTTACAGAAAAATCAGGCCATCCAATGTACATATATCGTATTGGCCAAAGACAAGGTATGAATCCTAGAGTGCAAACTTATATTCTATACTTTGCTAGTAAAGAAATGATACGTAATGAACAAGTGAAAGCGACTAAATCTTACACAGGCCAAATATCAAACATTGTGACTGAACTATTAAGAGATCCAGACTTATTAGACACAGAAAAAGATGTATTTGTAGAAGAAACAAAAGGTGTTCACAAGTATGTTATACCTACAGAAAGACCTTTTGACGTGATTGAAATGTTGTCATTAGAGGCAAGAAGTAAAAAGTATCATAATCCTGGCATGCAATTATATGAAACATCTTTTGGTTTTAATTTTAAATCAATGGAGAGTATGCTGGCCATTACAGATTCACAGGCAAGACCTGTTGTTGCTCGTTTTGAACCGAAGCCTGCTAGTATTCGTGTAGATGGAAATAGAGATATATTGCAAGAGATGAAGATTGCTTCAACATTTACAATTAAAGACCAGTACAACACATTAAAGAATTTAAGAAATGGAGTATTTGCCAGCACCATTACTCAATATGATGCTTTTAATAAAACATATAAAGATATTATATTTGATTACAATAAAGAATATGAACTAGCCAATCACACTGAACATAGTGCTGATGGTGGCAGAACTGATGACAAAGGTATATTACCTCTTGTAAATATGGGTGGTAAATTAATGTCTGATTATTTTGAAGGCGTACAATATCTAAGATCAGATACAGCCAATCTTCACAATGATATTGAAACTTCACCTACGAGTGAAATAGTAATAAAAAGATTATCTTCAAAACTGGCCTTTGAAACATTTAAATTAGAACTTACTGTACCAGGATTTACTGGCCTATCAGCAGGAGAATTGATTGCCTTTGATATGCCGAGTTATACAGCGATCAGTGATACCAACCCTTTAGACCACGATCCTTATATGTCAGGTCGTTATCTTGTGAGTGGTATACGCCACATAGTATCCATATTAAACGGCAAACACCAGATGGTTCTGGAGTGCATAAAAGACAGCGTTAAACGACCTTATCCTGAAGAACTAAATGACACATTTACAGGCAAAGAAAAGGCCGACCGAGGTATTATAGATCAATACACATTAGACGAAACACTGATTGCTAATGATACCAATTCAAATAACGTATTTAAAGCATAATGAGAACCGCTCCGAGACCGCCGCTCCGAAAATTTTGTAAGGACAATAAACCAATGGCCATTTCACCACATCCGAGAGGTGGCTACCATAAATATAGAAACAACCTATAACACTGAAAGGTCATATGTATAAACGAATTAAAGAACTTTTAAGAAAACTTACAGGCAAACTCTCATTTAGAGTATGTAAGTGTAAAAAATAAGAAGGTATGAAAGGTGGCCACTATGTATAGACGAATACTTGAGCGATTAAGAGAACTAAGAGATAAAGTCAGCGTAGCGTATTCGTTAAACAGCCAGTTTTGGTTATACGCCAGTATTATCTTGTTTATTTGCTGGTATACATATATGGAAAGGCCAGCGTAGAGGCCATTTAAATGGTTAAAAATAGCGTATGTTGTTGTGTTATTATCAAACGAGCTAACGAGAAAAATTTATGAATAACCAAAACTTTATGGGACTTGGAGGGTTTCTCTGGTTCACAGGCGTCGTTGAGGATAGACAAGACCCACTTAAAGTTGGTCGTGTAAAGGTAAGAATACTCGGACACAACACAGAAAGCAAAACAATATTACCAACGGCCGATCTAGCATGGGCCAGCGTGATGATGCCGATAACGGCCAGTAGTATATCAGGTGTTGGCCAGTCACCGTTAGGTTTATTAGAAGGCAGTTGGGTGATGGGTTATTATAGAGATGGCCATTACCGTCAAGAGCCGATTATAATGTTTAGTTTACCTGGCAGGCCAGTAGAGTTGGCCGATTCCAGAAAAGGTTTCTATGATCCAAATGAAATATATCCGAAATACATAAACGAGTCTGATGTCAACCGATTGGCCGTTAATTTAAAGAATACAGATGGCTCGGAAGCGAATGCACATTTAAGTTTAACTTTACGTAGAGCAACACGAATTACTGGCATACCCACGGCCGACTTTAATACAATGATTGTGGCGGATGAGAGTGCAACGGAAGCTTCAGATGGCGATACATGGAGTCAGCCGGCCATACCATATAATGCTCTTTATCCTTTCAATCACGTATATGAAAGCGAGTCAGGCCATATAAGGGAATATGACGATACACCAGGTGCTGAAAGAATACACGAGCGCCATAGATCAGGCACTTCATATGAAATATCGGCCGATGGATCAAGAACAGATATAATCAAGGCCGACCATTACACATTAACCAGTGGTGACTCAAAGGTTTATATACAAGGCGACTCTGATACCACTATAGACGGCCGCCATAAAATCTTTATTAATAAGGATGGATCGGCCAATAACCATTACGATATCCAGGTAGGGCCAGGTGCCAATGTAAACATTCACGTAGACAATGGTGATTTAAATTTGCATAGTGCCAATGGCCGTATTAATATGAACGCTGGCGGTGACTACAATCTCAAAGTAGGTGGCAATATGACTGTAAGAGTGGCCGGTGAGTTTAATCAGATCGTTGAAGGTGGTTCTATTCATAACACATCAGGCACAGTGGTGATAAGAGGTAATACGATTGATCTTAACCCGTAGAGAAGCTAGTAAAAATCTGGAAGGCCTTTGTAATCTATAAATGTAATAACAACCATAGAGGTATACCTGGCCCTTGTTTAGCTGGCCAGGACTGGTAAATATATCTCACTTAAACAGCATCAAAAAATTTCCTGGTAGCTTGACATCATTCCAGGTTTGATATATAATGGTAACAATGAATTTTCAAAGGGACAAATATACGGATTTTGTAATGGTACTAATGGTGATTTTCTTTGTATTGTTATTTGTTATATTTTTGTAATGAGACCTTATAGTGACGGCAGCAACGTGGTCTATACAAAAGAAGAAACTGTTTTCTGTGATGGTTATGACGAAGTTCAACAAGAGGCCACACATCCTAAGGTCTACTATACATTAAAGGAATATAAGAACGGTGAAATCAAAGCCGTTTGTTTCTATTGTGGTAAATTCTTTATATACAAAGACTAAGGATT